GAACTGCTTGTTTGTCGCAGTGGTGTTTTCGTCCTCCTTCTCCTTCGTCTTCTTCTTCAGCTCAAAGTACCGCTGCGCCTCGTTCGTGGCTCGTTCATGCGTCTGAAGTCTTTCTTTGAGCGTCTGTTTTTGGCTTTCCTGTTGCTTGCGGAGCCGTTTTGCCAGATTCAGCGCCTTAGATACCTCAATCTCTTCAGCAATCGACATATCGGACGTGTCGATCTCCGAGAGCGAGTCGAACTCGCCGACCATCGATTCCAATTCGGAATCGACAATTTCAATCTGTCTTTGTGTTTTCTCTAGCGCCGCTCGACTCTTAGAAACCTTTTCATCGAGCCTTGGAAGTGCGCCGACCGCCTCTTTCCCGCGCTTGCGCGCCTGCTTCTCGCTGACCTGCTCGCGCGTCTCCTCTTCTCGTACTTCAAGAAACGTACGCTTGATAAGCTCACGCGGACCCGACGGCTTGATCTTGTCCTGCGCCTCTTCCAGCCCCTCGACCTTTTCGATCGCCTTGTCAAGCTCATCGCTCAGCGTGCCGACTTCGCCGGTCATGCTAGAGATTTCCGATTTCGCGCCCCGCGTCGCCGCCGCGAGGTTGTCGGCTTTGCCCGACGCGTCGTCCATCGACCCGCCGAAATCCCGCATTTTGTTCGACGCCTTCTCGGTCTCTTTCGTGGCGTCGTTGGTCATGTCGATCAAGCCGAAGGTCAACACCTCGATCATGGTGTTGCCCAACTTCACGACGGCGTTGATTCCTTTCACAAGCCCCTGCAAAGCGCTCATCAGGAGTTTGAGTGCGGGCAGGGCGGTCTTGCCGATGTTTGCGGCAAGAGTCTGGAAGCTCCCCATCAAGACTTCAAGTTGACCGCTGAAAGTCCCCCGGATGAAGTTGGCGATTTTGGACGCCGTGCCCTCGGAGTTCTCCAACTCGCCCTGAAAATCCTTCAGGGAACCCGCGCCCTGAGACAATGCAGTCTGAAGGGTCGGGCCGGCGCGCCTACCGAAGATATCGAGCATCTGCCCCGACGACACACCCGCCTTCTCAAGGTCAGTCATCACGTCGATCATCCCACGGAAGTTACCCTGGGAGTCTTTGGCGGACACGCCCAAATCTGACAGTGCGTCTTCAGCGTCGCTTGTGGGCTTCAGGAGCCGCGAGATACCTGCACGCATCGCCACCGCGGCGCGCGACGCCGACACACCCGCGTCCTGCATGGACGCCATCACCGCCACGACCTCTTCAATCGAGATACCCGCTTCGTTGGCGAGCCCTCCGACGATGGAAATACCCTGCCCCAGCTCCCGCACCGACGTGTTGGCCGATGTCGACCCTTTGACCAGCACGTCCATGATCTCGCCGGTCTCGGCTGCCTCGCGCCCGAATGCCTTCAGGGCATTCGACGCAATCTCCGCCATGTCCGCCGCGCCCATCCCTGCCGCTTCCGCGCCCTCCAGCACACCGGGCAACGCCGACGTCGCCTCCTGGACCTCAAAGCCAGACTTGGCAAGGAATCGAAGCGCCCCGCCTGCCTCGTTTGCGCCAAATGCGCTCTCCAGACTGGCCTGTTTGGCGGACTTGCCGAATTGCTCCATCGCGACCTGCGTCGCACCCGCACGCGCCGCCGCCCCCGCAATGGTACGCTCGAACTCCGCCGCCTGTGTCGTTGCCGCCGCCAGCCCACCGACCGCCACAGCCGCGCCCGCCGCGCCCAGTGCCGCGATTCCGCCACGGGTCGAGCCCAACACGCTGCCAAGCGAGCCCAGCGAATCCACAGCCCGCCCGATACCACCGGTGAACCCCGCCGTGTCGGCGTTCAATACCGCTGTGACTTCACCGATGGTCGCCATCAGTTACGCTCCTTTCGCTGGCGGTCTTCGCGTCGCTTGGCTTTGATTTGCTGGTGCTCCGCCCACAGGTGGATGTCCGATTGCGCGCAATTTTCGCGGACCCACGAGACGGGCACCCGCATCCAGTCCGCGAACTCGCACAACTGCAGGGTCTCCTGGTCGCGAATGTGTTGCTTGTCGTAGTACTCATCCCACTGACGGACGCGTCCAATCAGTCCCGTCAGCGGGCTATCTCCTTTCCCGCGTCATCCCCGTGGTCGATCGACTTGGCGTACAGCTTGACCCGCTCGAACAGCTCCGCGATCTCCCCGTTGTCCAGCTGCTCGTCGTGGTCTTCGGCCAGCGCCTGCCCGTGGGCGCAAATCTCGGCAATTTCTTCGAGCCGCGGGTCCTGAATCCCGCGGGGCGGGTCGGTGCGGTAGCCGTGGACGTAGTTGATCGCCTCGTAGATCCGTCCGATCGGTCCGCGCCCGTCCATCGGCGCGTCGAGCAGTGCGTCCAGGTCGCTGTTCTCTTGGTCCGGCTCGGGCGGCTGCCAGATGCGCTGGTCGGAGCCGGGGATGAACGAACACCGCATGACCAGCACGATTTGACGCGCCGTCTCCGCCCCGACTTCCGCGATCAGATCGTCGGGGATGAACATGCTCGACATGTCACGGATCGACGTCTCGCGCACCTCGATGGGCAGCGTCTCGCCGTCTACGGTTATGTCGATGGTCTCGGACCTGAAGGAGTCCGAAGAGGTGTAACGGTCGAGAAAAACGTTACGGTATCTCTGAAGCTCGTCAGTCATATTGCGTTACAGGGTCAAGAGGTCAATGTCCGCAGCGGGCTGGCTTGCCATCGCTGAATCGTGCGTATCGACGGACATCGAGAATGATTGCGACTGCACGTCACCGGATGACGCCTCCCGGCTGTCACTGTCGAAACGGACCCACGCGCCGAGCATCGTGGTGTTGTTGTTCGCCGGGTCGAAACGGAACACAAAGTCTCCGCTGGTCGACCCCGAATGTAACACAATGTCGTCGAGCGTCGGACCGTCATCGTCGCCATCTGCGTCAATGTTCGTTGCCAGCACCTCATGGGTGCCGAAGCTGCCCGTCAGGCCCTGGAGTCCGGTGATACGCTGCGGCGAATCGTCTTGAAACCCGGTGACATCCAGCAGGTTCGGCTCCACCGTAATTTCCGTTTCAAATCCGTCGACAACGACATGTTTCGGTAAATACGACCCGCTGGCGATACGGACGTCGTTCCCAGAGGTTGAACCCCCGAACGGGTCCGAGTCAAACTTGATTGCGCCAACCGTCCAAAGGATTTCGTAATTCGACGTGGACGCCATCGACCAACTTGACCCGTTGTCCGTGGATACCTCCACGCTGAACGTCACATCGGGATCAAAGACATCTTTGCTGTGGTCCGTCACCTGCCACAAAAGCACGGGCGTCCCCGCCCCCACGGGGTCGCACGCCTCCTGTGTCATCGACGTGGTGTCGGCGTAATCCGTCACCCAAATTTGGGCGTCTTCACCTTTCAGTCCCACGATGATCCTCCTTTCAGCTCAAGGCGTTACGGATTACGAACTCAACGTTGCCTGCGAGACCGTCGGGGCATTCCCGTCGGACAACTCCAGCGTGTAGGTCTCTTCCTGCGAGTCCCCCGTCGACGCCGAGAAACCCATCGACGAGGGCATCGCCGTAAATGCAACCACGGTCGTGGTCCCGCCGCCCTGCCCGTTGGGCGCGAACTCCACGTCCAGCTCTTCGTTGGTGGTGTTGGCGTCCAGCGCCGCGTCACGGATATCCGAGACCGCCGACGAAGGCGTGCCACTGGTCGCCCGAATCGAGATTTCGATGGTCCCGTCGATCAGCCCGGTGATGCGGTCCGGCGAGGCGTCGCTGAACGTTGTGTCTTCCAGCAAGTTGGGCGGGATCTCGACGGAGACGTCATACGCCTCCGTAAGCTCGTTCCACGTCGCGTTCCCGTCCGTGTTCTTGATCTGAATAAGTGCGTCTTCTGCCTTCAATCCGCTCATCGTCTTACTCCGTCGTTACGGTTTCGTCAGTATCGACCGCCAGTTGACCCTCATTCTCATCTTCGTCCTGCCCGCCCACACGCTCGGCGTAAGGCCCGCGTCCGTCGTTGCCCTCCCGACACAGCGACTGGGCCGCTCCTTTGATCGCGTTCATCAGGCGGTCACGCAAAATCACAGACGCGTTGTCCGCGCTGACGACCTCGTTGAATGCTTTCTCCAGGTACTTCGGTCCAGTACCCTCTTTAGACCAGTTGATATTCGGATCCGTTTTCTCGTGGACCACGAGCGCGTACTGTGCCGTGTATTTGATGATCACGCGATCCACGCGCTTGACCTCTACCTCTGCCGACGATCGGAGGTTACCCGTATCGACCGGCACATAATCTGTCTTTGACAACTTCAGGACGCGATATCCAAGCTCCTCCAGCGTGTTGTTGTAGATGGAATCCGCTGCGTCCTTCAGGTCGGTGTAGGCGTCTATTAGGTTCGCCAACCCCATCACACGTAACGGATTTGCCATCACTCACTCGCAGATAAAGAGTTCGGCGTTAATCGTCCACCGATGCCGCCCGTCGTCGTCCGTGCCGATGTAGAGCGGGTTCGACTGTAGCATATCGGTACGGCTGTAGTCCGTCGGCTCCGTATCGTGGACGAGTTGCCACACGTCACGGGCGTCCGACTTGCCTGCCAC